AGGAAGACCTGCTGTTCCTTGCGCGTTAATATCATTTACTAGCGTCTTAAGCTCTTGCAGATTTGACACTGTTGCAGTGATCGAATTATTTTGACTTACGAGTAAATCTAGCTGCGCTAATAGATTGTCAATACCTTCTGCCATGTCTTACACCGTTGTTGGGATTTTTGCTTATCAGCATTTAGTAAATATACAGTTACGTAAATCTTCTGATTCTAGAAGGTCCTTCTGCTCGGGAGTGACCTGAAAGTGCTCTTGTTGTAGGGTCGTTTTGATGCGCGGCTCTTGACTGCGCGGCTTCACCCTGGTCGGCTGCTTTTTTAAATTCTTTATTAATTCGATCGATGAACCAGTTGCGGTACTGGATTGGGAGCTTATAAGCTTCGGAGTAAGTGAAGCCACCGTAGTACATTAGAAGAAATGTTTGCTCTAGGTAGATATCTCTATCACTAGGTTTCAGGCCAAAAAAACGATGGGCCTATCGGAAGGCCCACCTCCTCTTCATATCCGCAACCAGTGCATGTGAAGGGTGTCGTCATTAACACCGAAGGTTCGTGTGCGTCAATATAGCGTCGTAGGGTCAAAGAATCTCTAGCAGGCATGTTTCTGATAAATTGATTTATCTTTCCGCCTGAAGTCTCTCCATCGATAGAAACGATTACACGCTGGAGCCTATCTGTTACCAAGCTGTCTGCTGTAAAGCCTTGCTTTCTCTTTCTCTCTGTGAGAAGCGATTGCTCTTCCTCATCTTCGCCAGTAGCAAATCTAAAGTGAACGGTCTTACCTGACATGGGCAACTTAAAAGCAAATAAGTTTGTGTTTGGTTCGACAGGTTCAAGATCGAGGGTTCTAATAGGGAGGTCTGCCAAGTTGCACTCACACTGTTGATTTGTTCCGCATTCTGGGCAATCCATCTCAACGTTATATCCAGCACCGTATCCTGTGATTCTAAGTGCGATCATCACCGCTGTTCGGTCACCACTGAGCATTGAGCGTGTGTTTATTGTCTTGTCCATCAGGCAAGAAGAAAGCAGGTGTGAAATAACGGTGCCTTGCTTAATAAGTGCTCTTGACGTGAGGATATCTTCTTCTCTTGCTGTCATTGCTCTAATTGAAACAGCAACTTTTCCGTGAAGCGGGTGTCCTTCTGGGTATGCTAAACCCTGCGAGGGCAAAGGTACTTGCTCAACAGGAATGTCAAAACCTAAGTCTTGTTCCATCCTCTCGATCGATGGCTGCATCATCTGTTCGTGCATGCCAGTAGAAGTAAAGATATCATTTTTGCGAGACATACTGGTGTCCTTTCGAATCATTTATATTGTATGTTAACGTGAGAGAGACGTTAAACCAGTGAATACAAATTTTTTGGCTTGCTCACAAAGAGCAATGCGGATATGCCATATACGTCGGATATTAAATCAGTATTGAAGGACGCAGTTGTCAAATCTCAGCGTAAGCTGAACTTCTGCAGGAGCTTCAGAATTGTAATCCAAGTCTTGACCAAAGTTAGCGCTTGTGATAAACGCACCTTTGACGTCCCAGAGTTCAACAACTGTTCCTACTGGATCCAACATCTTGATCTGGCAGTCACGCTTGTAAAAGTCAGCGTAGCCACTACGACCAGAAACGGATTCAAAGTGAGTTCTCACCCACTCCATAACCTGCTGAGCACCTGAAGGTGCGATAGGATCGTAAAGAGAAACGTTCATTTCCTGGAAAACAGTTCTTCCTGCGACATAACGCGTGTGATTGATGAACTGTATTGTCTGGGCCGGGGTTTGAATCTGGGGACGAGCTGCGGTCTTCATTAAGAATGCGTCTATCCCTTCTATAGCAAAAACCCATCGAAACTTGCGTTTCGGTTCAAACTTATTTGGAAGCATCTCTGCGACTGATAGTGTTTCTGCCATTACAAGCTCCTAACATCTCTCTCATTATAAATATACGTCACGCCAAAAAATATTCTCATGTGAGTTAAATTCCTTCTACGCCCGCATTTGTAACGACGAAGTCGAGAGAGATGAATTCGGCGGTTCGGGTTGGTTGAATAAAGATTTTTCCTCTCACAGTGTTGTTCTCAACGTCTGCTTGAGTTGTAGTAGAAGCATCAATGATAACTTTAAATCTATCGATGCCTGAATTCTGCTGAACGTTTTGCAAGATTGGTCGAACTCTTGCGCTGAGCCTTGCAAGGGTTGCCTCTCTATTTGGCTCAAACAGGATCTGATTTGCTGCCTGGCGCACTGAGCGCCTGATGTCAATCAGAAGCCTTCTAACATTGACTCTGTCAAGAGCAGATGCTGCTTGCTGCAGAGTTCTTTGACCGAATACCACTGGCCCAGAGTTCGGGAACGTCTGGATTGGGTTAATCTTTGAGTTATTCAAATCTTCAAGGTTGTCTTCGTTTAATTTAGTCTTAACTTCTGTAACATTCTTGAGAGCGCCTCTGCTAAATCCTGCTGCGGCGAACCATGGGAATGCAACGCGATCATTCGCGGAGAATGCACCGATAACTGCAACAGAAGGGGGTACCACAACCGATGTGGTTTGTTCTCTAAGAACTTTCGTCTGAGAGTCCAATGATTTCTGTGCCACAGTCATTGTCACGTCTGGGAAGTAAGCGGCTGCAAAGGAAGAATCTAAGTTTCTAGAATCAAACGCCGTAACTGTATTTGCAACGCTTATGCTATCTTTTTGGACCGAAGATGTAACCACTGTGTTAACATTGTCTCTTTCTTCAATATCCATAATGTAAAGCGCGTCGAACCTGTCTTCTACCTTTAGAATAGCTTGATCTGAAATCACTTCTTGTCGAAGGCCAGGAATTGCCAGAAGCTGAATGTCAACGTCTGATTTATCTGCCATAACGTCAAGAGCTCTAAAGTATGCTGAAACTGTAGAACCTTCTCTTTGTCCGCGGTTTGCATCATCCATTTCGCCCTTGGCGGATTTATCATTAAGATTAGCTGAATCTGCATCGAAGATGCTTAGGCCGTCAAAACCACCTTGGATTGGGAACGTGAACTTAGAAACGTTAGATACTTTTTGATCGCTGGTATCATCAACTGTCCAGGCTCTAGTCTTAGCAGAAGCATCTGCAGTAACATTTCCTGCTCGTTCGTATCTCCACTCCTTGATTCCGTTAGAAGAAGCGTCTGCTTTATCGCCAGAGCCTGTAAGAATCCTAACGTTTTCAAGTGTAAATCCGTTGTTATTAAATCTATCACAGTCAAATACGATACCTGAAGCATCTGCTTGGCCTGCGTTTGAACCTGTCATAACGTTCATATTTGCGCTATTCAAGCCGTAGAAATTAGGGAAGAACTTCGTGAAACTTTGAATGGTTGGCTCAGATTGTAAATCTTCATTCGGCTTAGCCAATTCAACCTTACGCTGGAATTGAACGCCCCAATATAAGGAAGGTTTGGCGCGAGCGCTTACGCTACCAGAACCAATAAGTAAATGTTCTCTGAATGGAACTGGGGGCTCAACTGTTGACTTGAGTAGCTCAGTTGCGTCTGTTGTGAGGCCAGCATCTGGAATTGCTGTAAGCGGGTTACTTCCTGACGTTATCAGGTGATCAAGCCCTCTAAATCCAACCGGAAGCGCTGTGCCGTCGATATCACCTGATTCTACATCTGCGTTAATCTCAACGCGGATTAAATTAGACATATTGGAATATTTGCCTTGGACAACAATCTTTTGGAATCCTGTCTGCTGCTCGAAATCGTAAAAAATATTTCTATCACCGATTATTCGGCCGATATATCTGTCAGCGCCTGGATCCAGGGAAAGCCCTCTATACTGCTCCAAAGGAATCTGCTTGCTAGACTCATCTTGATCGAAGAAGTCTCTGACGACAAGATCGAAAGTACCGTAGTCATTATTAGGATCAGTAGACTTTCTAATGTTCTCGATGGAAACTTTAAATTTAGTGTTAGATCCAACAGGATCAGATGCTTTAGACTTAGTAACACCATCGCTTAATGCGTGAACTCTAAACAGATCTTTCGCAGTTCCACCAAACTTTTGGGAAATCACGAAAGGCGATCTTGCGTGATCAAACCTGGTCTGGAATCCTTCATAGTTTGGAACATCACCGTCAAGTGTGTTTCTGTCAAGGGAGCTGGTTGTTAAGAAGACGACATCTGAGCCGCCTCCGTAGGTCGTAGAACATGTCTTGTTGATCATTTCTGCAGAATCGCTTGGTGTCAAACCAGATCCTGTGACAACTGCAAACCCAGAATAAACATCATAATGAGTGTATAAGTAGTGTCCACGCTCTTCCATTTTAGAAGGATCTGTGTTAAAAGCTGTTGCAAAATAGCTTTTTGCTTCTGCAGGGTCAAGAGAAGCAGTAATGATGTTTTCCGTAGTGTCTTTCAAACCCTTAATCAGCATCGTAAACTTCGGAGAACCGTTTTCAAAGTTCACTGTTCCTGTAACAAATCCAACGCTTGATGCTGTAGTGTCTGTATCTGAAGGTATGTTGTCTGCGACACCGTTTGAGCAAGAAAGTGTGAGAGAAGTTCCTGACGGTGTAAAAAGAACACCTCTAAGTATTGGGCGTGCTTTGTCCTCACCTAGGTTTTGTATTCCTGCGTCAGAGAAAATGGTTGATCCATTTGACTGTGACATATAAGCGCCAAGAAAGTAAACTCTTCCCGGTTCACCATTCTCATTTGCGAATGAATTGGCACCCAAGAAACCTGAATCTTGTGGTAACTCGTTTCCTACTACGAACCCGCCATTAGTGACGATATCATCGCTAGTTCTTTGCTTTCCGTTGCCTGCGCCAAGAACTCTAACGTAAGTCAGGGCATTAGCATTTCTAAGCCACTGTTGAGCTGCAACTGGTCCGAACATGGACTTGTCTGCAACCTTATCAATAACACCAAAGATTTTTTCAAAATCTGCAAAATTAGAAATAGTAACTGGGACGAATGCAGGTCCTTGATGCGCAGTTCCGATTACGCCTGCGGGAATACCATCGATTCCTAAAGGCGTAACTTGGGAACGATCAATTTCATTTGCGCGGACGCCTGGGATGTTTTCAGCCATTCTCAAAACTCCAATATCATATCATAAATATCTATACTTCGAAACTCACACCAGCATTTGTGATAATAAAGTCGAGTGAGATAAATTCAATAGCACGTGTAGGAACAAGAATGATCCTACCGTTTAATCTGTTCGACTCAATATCAGCCTGAGAATTGTTAGTGTCGTCCATTATCACTCTAAATTTCTCAATACCGCTTTGGGCTTGCACCGCAGCGAGCAAAGGAGATACTTGAGCAACGAATTTCTTTCTCAATGCCGGAGTATTTTGTTCAAAGACAAAGTTGTTTGCAACAGCGACAACTTGACGCTTAACTTCGAGGAGCATTCTTCTAACGTTCACTCTATCAAGCGCAGATTTTGCCTGCTGTAAGGTTTTCTGCCCGAAGATCACGTAACCTGGTGTGCCACCTGGTCCGATTCTTGGGAAAGTTGCAATGGGATTGATTCTTGCATCGTACAATGTATCTTTATCAGCGGCATTCAACTTAGCCTTAGCTGACTGTACGTTTGAAAGTGATCCTCGATCAAACCCTGCAGGGGCGAACCAAGGATAGCGCGCCTTGTCTGTGAAGGCTAGTGCTCCGATTGCCGCAACAGAAGAAGGAACTTCAACGATTTTGTTGTTGGTTTCATCATCAATTGAAACATCTGGGAAGTAGGAAGCTGCAGAGCTATTGTCTACTCCTCTTGCCTCAAACTTAGCAACTGTTGCCTGTACTTCTGGGCGATTAGTTGAATCATCGTAAAGTCTATTGCTATTCTTGTCATAAGCTGGAATATCCATGAGGTATAGAGACATGCCGTAATCGGTATTCTTGTCGAGGACAAAGTCCGTAACGAAAGGCTCTCTAATACCTGGGATGGAAAGTATGTTAATGTTTGTTGTAAACGGATCAAGTATCGATAACGCTGCAGCTCTGTAAGAGTTAACACCGTTATTGTCTAAGCCTGTTCCTGCAACGTTTGAAGATAAACCAGGAGAAGTGAAAGCTGTAGCAGCTCCACCGCCTGAATCGATTGATACTGACTTATCATTCATTCTTACTGCGTTCTTATCTAAGATATTAAGACCATCAAAACCGCCGTGAAGAACTGTCGTAAACTTCATGTAATCTGTAAACTTGTTGAAAGTCACGGAAGAAGTCTGCGCTGCAAGAGTACCAAAAGTAATTCTATTTGCTTTGGTTCCATCAGTTGCAACATAAGATGTGTTATCAAGCTTAGCATCTCTCAAGTATACTGCTTCTCTCATGTATGGGCCAACTGCACCTGTAATCTCAGTATCGCTGTAGAAACCAGTTGCTGTTCCGCCTGCTTGAGCTGAGAGTGCAACTCGAGCAAGTGTAAACTTATTGTTATTGAGATCGTTGGCGCCAGATCCTGTTACCAGGTTATCCATCTTGGAAATGCCGGAAAACTTGAGCATGTCCTTGAGGCCATGATTGATCCCACCGTTTAAGTTCGATTTCAATATTGCGTTGGCAGTAGCGCCTTTTGAGTTTGGATTAATCGTGGTGTCTGGAGCAAGAAGAGTTGTCTTAACGCCCCAGTAAATTCTTGGATCTTCATCCTCAAGGGCGCCAGGCTCACCTGCGTAAGCAGCTGATGTTGCCACTGCGCCTTTGGTTACCTTAAAAACGTAAGGCACAGGAGGAACGATAGAGCCAGAAATTTGAGCGGTTGCGCCGCCAACGAGGCCTAAGCAGTAAAGCCTAGGATCTTGAGTTGTTGGAGGAACATCAGTTAAACTATCATTTGTTTTAAGAACTGGCAAACCTTTAAAACCGAAAGGAAATGCTTGCTTAGGAACGTCTCCGTTCTGGAGCTGTGCGCTAAGAACAACTCTAATTAAGTTTGACTTATTCGAGTAAGATCCTAGCGATACCAGTTTTCTTTCTGATTCATCTGTGGCATCGAAATTGTATTTTAATCTTCGATCACCGATCATTGCGCCAATGAACGACTCAGCGTCTGGATTTAAGGTGCAGTTTGGAAACTGTTCAATTATCTCAGGAGATGCGTCAGAGTCATCGTAAGCACGAACGTAAACTGTGAACGTACCGTATGGATTGAGTGGATCGGTCGACCCTTTGATATTTGCTATTGATATCTTGTATTGGTCGTTTGAGAATGCACCATCATCAAGAGATTCAAAATGAAACAAATCAAACTCTTTTTCCCCAAAAGGCTGAGAGATAATTTCAGTGGTCTTTGGAGTTGCGTATCTCGTGTCAAACCTACCATAAGATGACAAGAAAGCGTCGCCTGCTGGATTATTAGTCGACGTATTACTAGATCCTGAAAGCATTGCGACAGCGTCGCCAGATGTTGCAACTGCTGCGAGAGATGCTTCAACATCGTATGCAGCGTAGAGCAAGTGACCTTCTTCTTCAAACTTATCTGGATTTGTGTTTAGAATGCTTCTAATGTAATTTTTGTCTCTTGGATCCAGAGAGGCTGTAAGTATGCGGACACCTGATTGTGCATCCACAGTTCCAAAAGAATCATTTGAAGAAGAAACGTAAATCTTAAACTTGCCGTCCATTATGCCGGAAGTGCTTAATGCAGCAACGTTACTAATTGCAGATATGTCTGTTCCGTCTTCTGCACCATCTAAAACACCGACTGCAGTTTCATTGGTTGTGAATATGACGCCTCTAATGAGGTTTACGAATCCTCCTGCGCCTCCACCTGGGAACGAATCATTGTCTGTAAATATTCTTGGGGACTGTGACTCAGCTGCTGGAACAGAGTGACGAGCTGCGATCATTTGGACCGCGCCTTTTACCTGTCTACCGTCAGAAGTAACAGGTGCTACTTTAAAACCTGCGTTCTTTACAGAACCTTGATCTTCAGTTGTTGAAATATCAGAGCTTGTGGAGTTTGCTCCTCCACCTAAAACTCTTACATATGTTGCGGCGCTAGCATGATCCAAAAATGCTTTAACAGCATAAGGGCCAAACTTCTTAGAATCGAGACTTCCAAACTTAGTTTGAAAATCTGCCATGCTGCCCACAGTAACTGGAACAAAAGCAGGTCCTCTCTCTGCAGTTCCAATAATACCCGCCGGAGTTCCAAGAGGATCTTGAACTCTCTGTGTGAGATCTACCTCTTGCTGGAATACGCCCGGAGATCTAAAAGTCTTTTCTGCCATGTGATTAATCTCCTACAGTGGTCACTATAGTAACGTAATAATTATGAGGAGAAAAGCCAAAAGTCTTTATATATCATCAATCTTATTAATTATACGCGCGCTGACAACTGTTTCGCCCTGACGTTGGTTTCTTGTCAAAACTTTGAGAAACTCATTTTCGTTCTCCCCAGAAAAGGGATTTCGTATCTTGTTGACAGCTTTTAAGTACTGTAGGCGCCGGTCTTCTATTTCATTACCTGCAGTGTTGATTTGATCAACGTCATTTAAAATAAATTTATCAAGATTTCCTGTTGGGTCAGGGAGTTGGCTAGGGTGCTCGACTATAGGAGCATTTGCTGTAAAAATCTCAAAAGAAACATCAGGAGCAGAAATATAACTTCTAATAGGATTCATTTGTCCTGGATTTTGAGTTCCAACTATATACGCTGGTACTGTCATGTTAAAAGTATAGCGTACTAATCTTTCATCCTGCGAAAAATTATCAAAGTTGTCTGCGTTAGTCACAGTGTTTGCAGCGTAAGCGACAAACCAATACCCTTTTTCAGTTTCGATCTTAAATTGATTTCTGTTGCCTGTGTATGAACTAACGAACTTTTCTATAAGTTGGTTCATATGTGACATGTATTGCGTCCAGAATGTAACCTCGTAATTCACAGTTATAAAATGCGGGAAAGGTATGGTAAGCACTTCAAATATATTGTCACCTAAATCGGGAGCGAGAAGTTTTCCTGCTTGTACGTTTACAGTTTCTTGAGTTCTTGGTCTTCTAGAATTTACTGTACCTGGAGTAGCAGACCTTGGATTTGTCGTGTCTAAGTCATGAGAAGAATCAGCGACGCTATCTTGATTTTTTAGACTTGGTTTATTAACTAAGTTTTGATATCTTGGATCTTTTTTACTAAGCCTTTTTTTAATTACAAGGTCACCGACATCTGCAAGGCGCTCTGTTGCAGGAGACTGGTCGATGGCCGATCTTCTTATTGCGACAACAGGTAGGATAAGTGCACCAGCTGCGTCTCTCAAGGGTTTTCTTCTTTTAACAATCGCAAACCTTTCACCTGTGGCAAAAACAACAGGCACAGTCAGTGTTTTACTCCTGTTTTCAATATTGAAGTTAAGCTGCTGGTCGAATAAGTCAAAAAAAGCTTTGTCTATATCTTCAAGCCCACAAGACGGGAGATGAAAATCTTCAGGAATGTTATTGCCGTCTAGACCTGACGGGATAAAATCATTTGTGCCCTTCGGCTTTTTTAAATTATCTCTGGTTGACATAAGCTTTACTCATCATCGTAAAAAGAAGATCCTGCGCTGCCGTCGCGACCTTTTGGCGAAACTTCTTGTGGTCCTGAAAGTGGTGCATCGAGAACATCATTTTTTTGTAGCTCTCTAACATCTCCTGTTTTGCCTTCAGAATTACTATCAAAGCCTCGCTGTTGGACAAAAGATTCTTGAACGGCATCGTCATCAGAGTATTTTTCATCAGTGGGGCCGATAACGTGCGTGAGAAACTGTTCTTTTCTTGCCTGTTTACCAATTAGTCTGTAACCATCACCGTATTCTATTTGACCAAAAAGTTCTTTTATCTTGGTTGCTGAAATTATTTCAAAGAACACGTCGCCATAAGAGAAAAAGTCACCGACATCGATTTCAATGCCTTTGTCAAGCAGATCGCGATATTGAATGTACGCTTCGAGGTTTTGTGTTTCGTCAACTCCGAATTGACCGATTTTATATGTGGGTTCTTTGTAGTCTACAAAGCAATTTATTTCAACTGGGTTTTCAAAAATCTTTTCGGGTGCCTCATCGTAAAGAGTATTGATTTTTGTCTTAGTTAGAGAAATTGAATAGTAGTAGATCTTTTGACCTACAACGTCTTTTATGAGCTCCTTGGTAAGATCATTAACCAAACCAATTTCTCTAGGCGTAATAAACAGTCTACCCAATTTCTATCCTACCCCATTGTAATTGCGCGCCCATTTGGAACAGGCACAGTTTTAAGTTGACGCTGTATGTTTTCGGCTTTGGTCGCATTCATTTCAATTATCTTGTCATATGTAAGCGACTCTAGCATAGATCTTAATTTAGTATTCAATTCTTTTTTGTCTTCGCGACCTTGAGTGACTAGGCTGCTACCGTCCAACTGAACTGTGTTGTTTGGTATGGGCATCGTAGAGAATTTTGATCTAACGTGCCCAAGAAGCTCGGTCGCGAGTGCGAGCGTATACTGTCTTACCCATTGCCTACCAATGCTATTTACTCTTGAGTACTGCAAATCCCCAAAAGGAATATTGGAAAGGTTTGAAACACCTTCAATTGTCGCATCTTCAAAAGCAGGATTAAGAGGATCTGGAGCAAAGGTGACACGAACATACAAGTCTCTGTTAGTTTGATCTCCTGTCGGCATAGGATATATTCGAAGCTTTGTCCCTATTATCTTATAGTAATAATTAGATCTTCTCACTCTATGAGATACGTTCATCTGCCCTGCTCTTAATATATCTTCAAATACAGGAAGTACGTAAAAAATAGTCTCAGGTGTAAAAGACTCAAAAGAGAACTCATTATTGAGATAGTTTATAGCTGACGTTGTATCAAAAAACCTATACGCTGCCTGCGGGTTAAAGTGAAACACTTCTTGAATTTTCATTCTTGTGCTATTCACATTTAAAGACGAGGAAAACAATAAGTTACCAGATGAATCTTTTAACTCATCGTATAAATCATAATCTTGACGGCCGGCTTCGAGAGCGATCGATCCTGAGATTGAGTTGTAGCTACCTCCGACAGATGCTTCGAACGCATAAGGCTCTGCTTGTCTAACTAAAAACTCAAGAGTATCTCTAGGGTACTTCTGTTCCGACCCTGTTAAGGATCCAGTGGGTGTACCTAAAAATGAAGATATCTGCGATCTCGCCTGGTACTCATTAACAATTTGCCCATACTGGAAAAATGACTCTTCAAAGCATGCCCAGACCTGTTTCTTTGTTAATTCAACAGATAGAATATCGTCGCCAAGCTTTCTCTTGACAAACGTGACCATGCTGTCACCATCTGTTTGGAAGTCTGTATCAGAATCAAAAGCTCCAAATGGAGTTGGGTTTAATGTGTTTGCAAATGTTGCCACAAGATTTCTCCGTTAATTCTAACAGTATTAAATATGGTGTCAAATAATTTAGGACAAAACAAGCACTTTTTTTAAGTACAAAAAAGGCTCTCGTTTTTGAGAGCCTTCTCTTTAGCGAATTATGATTTAATTCTATGAAACAATAATATACTCAGCAAAGGGGACTCCGACTCCAGCTGTTATGTTGTTTGCTTGATTATTAACCGTAATATGAATTACCTGCTCGGATGTAAAGTGTAGCTTTGCATTAGCTACAAAAGACAATGTCCCACCAGCTTCGGTTGATGCTTTAGTTGAAATAACTGTATTGATTGGGGCTGGTGATGCAGTTGATGAACCAAGATTTCCTGTTGAGATATCAGTGCCAGCAGCGGATGTGCCAACTGTGACACCTGAATTAGTCGCACCGCTAAGCGTCACTGCAGTTGTGAAAACAACACCAACATTAACTAACATTGCATTTGCAGGAACTGTACAAGAAAGAGCAACATTACCCGCTCCTGTCCTTAGTAAGGACTTAGCTTCACCTAAAGCAACCATTGTTAGTCCGCCGCCTGAGTTTGTGATTGACGTGGGATTTAAGTTCAAAGTTCCCGCAAACTCTGATGTGTTTTTTATAACTGCACCTGAACCTACTGATTTTTGGTCTATGCCTCTTACATCATCGATTACTACTTTTGCCATGATATTCTCCTTTTAATACTTCTTGTTATGAGACCACCATGTATCTTACGAATGCGACGGCTTTTCCGGCTGTAACGTTGTTTGCAGAGTTAGCAACTCTGAAGAAGATGACGTCCTCAGCTGCAACTCTTAGCGGAGCATTTGCGACAAAAGCTAGTGCTGCTGCTCCTTCTCCATTGGCTCCTGAGACAGAAATTGCTGAACCTAGGGCAGCAGCTGTGTTGGCAGAAATCATATTAGTTGCAGTACAGATAGCATTGTCTCCTGCAGAGAATCCGACTGTGACTGATAGGTTGGCGTTCGAGTTAATTACGACTGCCTCAGTAAACACAACACCTACGTCGAGGATAACAGCGCCTGCTGGAATTGTAACTTCCAAGTCTGTGTTTGTAGCACCTGTGCCTGTAATTGCCGATTCTGCACTATAAGCACATCCTGTGAGCCCCTGGCCTGTAACAGTAGCTGCGCCACCGATTGTTGTTGCGCCTGAAATATTTAGATCATTTTCGATCTTAGTTCCTGTGCCAGTGCGAGCAACCACGCCCTTATTATTGATGACTGTCTTGACCATTGAAGTCTCCTTTTGTTTACCAAATATTTGAACTTGAAAATTTACTATAACAAGCTGTTCTAAACTAATTATGCTTTTGTGATCGCTTTTTTACTCCAAAAAAAAAGAGCCGCCAAAAGGCGGCTCTTTCTCAGGAATAAATTCCTTAGAACTGATGTTCTGTCTTAGATCACGTTAAGATCCAAGCAAGTAACTGTTCCGTAGAAGTCAGCGCGAACCATCTTCTTACCGTAGCGAGTCATCACGCCCTTGCGAGGTGTGAAGTCTTCTGGTGCGAAAATGGTAGGTGTGACGATCAGCGGTACGTATGGAGCATATACGTATCCGGTCTCAAGGTAAGATCCACCCTTGTATCCGACGAGAACTTTGTTACGTGGGAAGTAAGGATCTTTGTAGACCGTAAAGCGGTTGCTCAATGTACCAACCTTCTCTGCGCCCAATGTGAATGGGGTAGAGACTTGACCTTCGCCGTCCAAGCTGTAGGATGGACGGTAGAGGACGGAAGCTTCAAGGATGGTTGCCATATCAGGGGAAACCACGATGAAGTTTGCAGATCCACGCAGGGTCTTACGGTGAATGGTGTTTGCAACGTCGATGATTGTCTCAACGAGAGTTTCGTACCATTCGCGAACTGTACCTGTGAAGCGTGGGCCAGCAGCGAGCGTGCTGCTAAGCGTAACTTCAAGACCGTTTTCCTTGTTGACGAACTTACCAGGTGCGCGAGACCAGAAGAGGTTTGCACCACGTGCTTCAACGAGAAGGTCGTTAAGAATTTCGCGGTCGATCTCAAGAGCAACTTGCTCAGAGAGGATCTGTGTGAGCTCAACTTCTGCATCCAGCGAGTGGTATGCGTTGAGATCCTGTGCGAGTTCTGGAGACCAGCGAGCACGCAGCTTACGAGTTGCTGCTGTAACTGCGATGGACTCGACCTTGATGTCGATCTCAGGAATGACTGGTGAAGGTGTTGCACCGAAGTCAGATTCGAAAGAAGGAATGGTAAGGGTAGAACCAGAACCGTCCTCGACGTTCAAGGAGTCAGCAATTGCGAAGGAAGCTGTGAGGGTGCATGTACCTTCTACAGCGCCTGCGGCAGGAGCGTATGTACCAGAAACAACAGCCAAAAGGACTGCGTTTGCGTCACCCTTCTTAACCAGTGGGTTAGGGGTAAATGCGCTGTTTGCGAATGTACCGATCTGGTTCAGACGACGAAGGTTAAGGACGTTTTGTCCGCCTTGGAAGTCGCTACCGAGGGCAACAACACCGCGAGCTGATGCGTCTGAATCAAACAAGGAAATATCCTTGACGTTTGAAAGATCAACTGTGTCAGCAAAGTCTATCAAAGGCAGGAAGAGGAACTGGAAGATACCAGTGCCGTCTGCTGCACCGTTAAGTGCGTCTTCTTCAATAAGTGTTGTGACCTGTGGGTCGAACTGAAGAAAACGTCCATCAGTACCTGTTGCGTGGCAGTGAACACCTGTAGTAAGAACGTTGCTGGTACCGAAGGAACCGGAAGCTGTCATTACTGTAAGAAGCGAGGAGCTGTGAACCTTGGAGTAGGTTGCGCCTGCGAGATCGTACTGACCGCCTGTTGCCAAAGAACCAGAGCGTACGCCCTTGCCTGTTGGGTTGTTATAGATAGAATCACCACGGCTATATGTTTCCTGGTTTGCGGATCCTGCGTCACCTGTGGTCAGGGATGCGTCACCACCAACGTTGGAACCGTAGGTGTAATCAAGGTAGAAGAGCAGTCCGGAAGGAAGGCTCATTGGCTGGATGGAAACCAGCTCGTTTGCAACCAGACCACCGAAAACACGGCGGACGATTGGAAATGCGATGTTAGAGAAACCGCGAAGGTCACCGGACGATGCGAGACCACCGCCACCACCAGAGATGGAGGACTGCTCACGAAGGAGTTCCGCTGCTTGGTTCTCAAGAAGGCGGCCCATGTTTTCACGAGCAACACCATCAAGACCACGCAGAAGACCTGTGCGAGTCCACTTCTCTGTCAAACGGGCATTTTCTTCACCCAGGTGACGAGAGCGGATTCCCTCAGTCAAAGACTCAAGAGAAAACTTGTTCATTTTAAATCTCCTTAAAAGATTTATGTTAGTGTTAAAAAATTATTAAAAGAAATAAAGTACTACTTGCCGATTCCTGCTAGAGTTGCCCATCGAGATGCTTCGGGTGACTCATTCAATGGAGCACCTGCGGCACGCGTTGCACGACTTGCAGAACCAACGACACGCTTCTTGGATTCAGTAACTGTTTCCTTAGCGCGTTTGTTAAAAGACTCAGTAAGAGTCTTAAAAAGCAGCTTCACTTCTCTCAAGCTTCTCGCTTCATCGAGTGATTCGATGGCACGTGCGCGTTGTGCCTGCGTCAGATCACTATTCATAAGCAGCTTATTAGTGTAGAGTAGTTTTGCGTTAAAGAGGTTCATCTCTCCGAGCTGGCCCTTAAGCTCATCAATTGCCTCTTCATATGCTTCGAGTTTTTCGTTAAGTTGGTCATTTTGCTCTTCGGCGACCACTTCTTGGGCTTCATCATTTTCATTAATTGTTTCTTCCTCAACTTCTTCAGCTTCTTCAGCTTCGTTAAGGGAGCGAATTTTTGCAAGTTCATCACGGAGCATAGACTCAGATATCTCGATGACTGTGTCGTCAGTAAGTTCAACTTCTTCAGACTCATTCAAATCTTCAGCATCTTCATCTGTAGCTTCTGACATCTCAGAGACCATTTCGGCCAAAGCAGCTTCAAGATCATCACCGTCAACTTCAAGGACGATATCTTCTTCAGCAACCATTGCTTCAGCCTCTTCTTCGTCTTCGACATCTGCAAGTTCAAGGTCGGCATCAGCAGCCATCTCTTCCTCAGCACCTTCAGGTTCTGCGTCGGCATCAGCGTCATCTTCAGCGTCAGCGACAGTTGCGACAACTTCGGAGGCATCAACTTCTACGTCATCCCCCAAGTCAAGTTCGATGGTGATTCTTTCTTCTGAAAGAAGGTCACGTAGAGTTCTCTTCATTGTTCCAAGCTCCTTTTTGTTATTTTCTACGGTCTCTAAAAGATTAGTAAAGGTTTGCGAAAGAATACCTTCATGTTCGTTGTTGTATTCTACTCGCGTATTTAGGTTTTCTGTTAATGTACGGATTGCTGTGTCAGCAATACCGACGAGTGTTATGTAGTTATTAAGATCTGATTCATTTAAATCAGCTGGGTTCTTATCTGTGATCTCTGAGAATACTTCTTGCAAAGCCTCCACACGGACAGAAGCCTTGTGAGCGACCTCAATCTGCGTCTGAGCTGACTCAAGCTTGCTCCAAAGAACTCCATATTCTTCAGCGAATTCGCCTTGAGCATCTTCAGATAAGACTAATTTTTGCTCATTGAGTTCAGTAAACTTAGTTTGAAAAGCATCAAGTACTTCTTCGTTAACGCCCTGGGAAACTTGCACAGTGATCTCTGCTACAATTTCCTTGAGTCGCCGCGTAGAAAGTTCTACTTGCTCATCTGTGACCCCACCTAGCATTTTTTGCAACTCATGAGCTGCCTCTGCTGTGAGATCGAGTTCTTGGTCTTGCTTGTCAGATTCAAAAATATCTGCTTCGTCATTCAAATCAGAAAAGTCGCCGAGGATCTGTTTTTCGATCATTTCTCGAATTTTTGGGGCAATCGACTCTATGATTGAATTCTTGGCATTTTGCTCCGCAATTTCGCGAAGTTTCTTGGCATCTGCAAGCGCATCTTTAAAAAGGCTGTTAGACATAATAATCACCCATCTACACTGTTAAATATTTACGGAAATAAAAAAAATCAAAAATTAATACCTATTCTGGTTTCTCTTAAGCCTTTTTAAGGCTCTAAGATGCTTCTCTCTTTTCTTTTCGGACTTAGATTTAAATCTTTCCATATAAGCATTTCTTATCTCATCATGAAGCCCGGTTCTCTTTACTTGCCTCTTAAATCTCATGGCTAAGGCTTCAGCTGTCTCACCGTCGCGCGCCTTTACTTCAAGACAAGTGCCTGATTGTGGCCCGAGAGGCTCACGGCGCTTAAAACGATTCTTATACTTGTTTCTCTTCATTTTCTTCCTTGTCTTCTTGCTCTTCAGCAGGAAGAAGCAAATCCTTTAGTCTATAAATTCTTTTTTTTGTCTTGACTGCCTGGGCGTGCCTCGGAGAACCAAAATTGACTCCGATAGTTTTCCCAGTTCGGGTTTTGTAAATTCCTGCTCCATTTCCCATTGCATAAAGCTGGGAAATACCACCAAGAGAGCTGTGCATCTCTAAAAGCAAGTCTGTGTTCTGTACAGAAAATTTGATCTCACCAATCAAGTCAATTCTTGAAGCGCCATTGACAAAAGCGCCCCTGTCAGTATAAAAAGGTCCTGCAGGGTTGTTACTAACATAATTTCTATTTAGCTTGGTGTTAAATTTTGTTAACGTTTTTGTATTTCCAATAGCATCTTGATCTTCTACGTCTTCTACGGGATCATTGTATGGGAAATAAGAATTCTTCGTGTAGTTCCTGCCTACACCTGACGTTGACTTTGCTGTGTTGCCATAGCCTGAGCCGGCTCTGGAGTCAGGTCGAATACCGCTAAAATGGTATTCAACTAAGCCGCTCATTTAATTACTCACTACCTTGAGGCTTGCTAGTCCCAAGACCGAACGAGCCTAAAGTTAAACGACTAATTTGACCTGATGTTTTTGATGGATTAGCTAGCTGGTCCCCTGTGAAAGCTCCGCCAGCGCCTTTAAACGGCTTTACTTCGTCTTCTTGAATTCCGTCTTCGTTTGGCGATGCAACGTTTGGTGCGTAAGGTGAAACAATTTTGTTACCGTCATTGTCCTCTTCGACTGCAGCGACGTCTGGCGCGTTGATAAAGTCTCTGTTATAAGAGGAGAGACCAAAGCCGTTTTGAACTTCTCCGTTTAGGACTAGATTTTCAAACTGTGTTTTAACAGCATCATCTTTGCCTGCGTACGGCTGGCCCTCAATTGTAGGTGAGTTCTTAAAAGCTTTTTGAAGGGATTCAACATTTCTATTTCCTGGCAAACCAGGATTTTCAGGTGGTTCAACTTGAACAATATTACCCATAGGTACTTCAGCCATGTCTGCTCTCCTTGTGCAGTTGTCTACAAATACATATCAACAATTGAAACAATTAATCTATTTTGGAGTTGGTGATGAGTCAGCAAAAGCTAAAGTTGCCCAGTTTGAATTTCCTTCAAACAAATCTTCGGGATTTGCCTGACTAACAATTTGAGCAGCGCGGTCGGCGCCTGCTGGTACTGCAGGTCTTTTAGCAGCAGCTACTTGTTCCTGAAGTGTTGTTTTAGCGGTGTCAGCAAATATTGACTGCATCACAGGATCTTCGGTTAAAGTCTTGGAGACAGCTTTTGCATTCTGGTCAAACTTAATGTTGTCTGACGCTTTTTTCCTTGACAAGAACTCTCTCTCAGGGGAAGCATTTCTTTTAGCAGGCTTTCTTGACTCAGTAAGTGTTTCAGAGCTAATACCCTCAGATAGAATTTCAATTAAGCATTCTTTCACCAAGCCTTTAAGTGCTTTTTTAGTCAACTTTGCCATTTTATCCTATTCCTATGTAACCTTCAGATCCTGTAAGAGCTGGAAACATCGTTCTCTTAATGGGAGTTATGCCCGCAAGAAGACTAAAACCTGAGTTTGATCCACCGTCTCTCATGAAGAATAAGTCTTTCACTCTTAATTCAAGTCGGCCGGTAGACTGATTGCCGGAAAGTATCAAGTAATTTGCATGATCACCGTTTTGTTCATGTGATGAACCTGAAACTGAGCCTCCTGTCGCCTTCACTCCATTTTCTGTAAAGCCAATTCTTAAAACATGCTCAGTTGGATTGTGAATAACGATAAACCTCGAAACGTTTGGAAGTTGAATGTGTATTGGCGTAGTTCCTACTTCTGCAACTTTTGATGAAGTCACAAAAGGGATAGCTGACATTTGGTATGAAGGAACATCACCTGCGCCCATAAAAGGATTGTTTAATGGCATTTTTTACTCCTCATTCTTCCATTGAAGAATATCATTAAGAACTCTGTCAACCCTGACATCTTTTCCTAGATACTGATTTAATTGTTGTATTTCTTGGGATGTCAAGTCTCTTGCTTCTTTCATTACGAAAGCGCCGGGTGTTGAGGGCTCAGAAACGATATCCCAGCAAATCAGCTGGAAATCTGGTTGAACGGTTACGTGACTGCCTGTCTTTTCTGTTGAGCCAACTCCTCGAGAAGAAATCCCAATTTTAATTCCGCTTTCAACGAGACTTTCCAAAATTTTTCCATTGGGTGTCTCAAGAACTTCAATTGTTCCGTAAACAATTCCGTCATCCATGTGAGCAGATCTAACTACGTGTGAGACGTTCTTAAGCTCAACAACAGATGAGTCTGGGTGGTCGAGTTCGCCGAGAGCTCTTCCCTCAGTAATAAACTTTTGATAATTTCGAACTTCTCTTTCCAGTACGTCTGCTGGATAAACTCTGCCGTTTTGATTAAGCGTTCCTGCTTTCTGCAAGATGCCTGACATAACAAGTCTTCCGTTGTTTCTCTCACGAGACTCAGCAAGCTGCTCTCTGGAATATTCAAAATTTACGTATTCAGTTAAAAGCTTCATTGATTTCCCTCGATCTCTTGTACTATTTGTGTCATTTGTAAGAATCTTGTCAAAGTTTCATCGTTTAAATCTTCTGGTGTTTGCCCAGATATTAGATCAATTACTTCTTGGATTTTTTCGGCCTCGTGTTCTTCTTTGTTTTGCAAGTAAGAAGAAAGAGAATTAAGAGCTTTTTCCTTAATTGACTCAGCGATCACCTTTGTTTGCGAGTGATTTTCAGAAAAAATATAGGACTTAATTAGCGCCATCTGGTCGGAAGACATCTTTGCACTGTATTTTCTATTAAGTTTCTCTGCCATAACCTTAACAACAAGTGGGTCGACTTGCTCATCATATTCGCTTTCAAGATCAGAGTCTTCTGCAGATCTTGACAGATTCTCAACAATTTGAGCTTCGTAATTTATCACTGTAGAGATATCAAGATCAAGCTCGTTACGCCAGTAACCCAGGATCATTCCGGCTGTGGCATAATCTCTGTAATTTGGAACTGACTCGGTGTAAACTGTGTCCGGGCCTAGCTTGTGATTGATCTCTCTTATTAAAGTTGACTTTTCTTTATTAAGGACTTCACCATCAAATTTATTAGCTGCTGCTCTGGCCTCGTGAATCACAGTGTGTGCGAGGTTCTCGTTTCCGACAGGTACGTTAACAAGTGCATTAATCAGCCGGAACTCTCTATGAAGCTCAGTTCCTTGCTTAAAATATTTGTGGACGAGGTGCCGGGCGATTGTTTCCCGGTCGCGATTGTTTTCAACCATAGCCCTTGAGATGCTTCTGACAAGAAACTCATAGAGTAAGCCAGAATTTCTCTTTTTGTTATGCTTCGCCATCTGTAAAATCCTCTCCTTCAGTGATCAGGGTCGACTTTGTTCTACTATTACCTATTTCATTTTCAAGGTTTTTTAAAGTTTTCTTTAAAGTAGCAGTTAGATTATTTTGATATTTTTCTTGCTCTTCAAGCCTAAGATCAGAGCCTTTTACTATCTCACGATCGAATGTCTTGTTGTTGACGTATCTCTCTTGCCGCGGTGTAGTATAAGACGTAGAGCCTGGAGGCCTTACAGGATCGATTCTTCCGTCTCCACCACGAGATCTTCTGGGTTTGGTAACTTTAACTTTTGAGCTTGCTTTTACTGGTGTACCAGTTTTAGTGCTTTGATTTTTATCTTTCTGCTCGGGAGTTTGCATTGTTGGGACACCGAGAATTAAGTTTTCATCATCAGGAGAGTCACCGCTGACTTCAAGTCCGCCTTCGCCTTCTGCCTCTTCTTCTTCTGCGCCAACTTCTTCAGCTTCTCCTTCAGGGGCAGGAGCGCCTTCAGGGGCCTGTAAAGTTATTGACTCAATTTCAAGATCTCTAAGTTTGTCTTCGTCCTTTTCAATTTCGATTTTTTCAATCTGTTCAGAAGTCAAACCGATAATTTGTTTTCTCACATAATCTCTTGAAAGAACACCTTCGGGTGCCTGAGCAGCGATTTCAAATTTAGATCTAAATAACTCAAGCTTTTGCTGCTGTGCTATTGTCGAAGGATTTGAAAGCCTAATTTCAAAATCAATTAAATCTTCATCAGCGAATCCGTTTGCAAATAAATGAATGGCAGCGATTTTGTTAAGCTCAGATATTACAACTTTTTGAATCTTGGTAATTGTTCTAGAAAACCTAATATCTTCTTGTGCAAGTGTTGCCTTAGAGCTTAAAGATTCGTCATATCCAAGATAAGCTTTCGGTACTTTAAGCGCAGAAAACAATTTCTTTTGTATGTACTCAACATCTTCAATAGCAGTTGTATTTTGGCCTCCAGGCAAAGTGTTGATTGATGTGCCGTCTTGTTGACCTCTTACAGGCAAGAAGTAATCTTCGTCAACTGAAAGCGGGTTATACCTCATGTCAACTCGACCAGTTCGTTTATCTACCACTTGACTCGACCGAAGTGCAGACTTAGCTTGTTGCATGTAGTTTTCCACTTCTTCAGGAGGAACATTACCAACGTCAATCTTAAAAACTCTTCGTTCAGGTGATCTGATTACTCGGTAAACAAGCATCGCGTCTTCGATCATAATAAGTTGGCGCCAAATTCTTCTTGCAGGTTCAATCACTGAAGAACCGTACGGGAGAAAGGCATCGTTACCTAGCAACCTAAAGTGACCGATTTGCCAATTTTCAAGTATTTTATTTCCTTGAGTTACCCATCTAAAACGCGTCGCCATTGGATCTTCAGGATCAAATCCTTCTTCTCTTTCTATTTCATTTACAGGAACAGGAAAGCCGCTAAGGACGCCATACTCAGGGCTAATATCCAAAAACAAGAAGAAATCGCCGTACTTACAAAGATTTCTAACCCAAGGATTTAAATTAAAGTCAATGTTTAGATTGTCGTAAAAAAGCTCTTCAAGAATCTTTCTAATCTTTTCATTTTCAGAATAGATGTGCAAACTTTTTCCGTTTTCATCTTGGGCAACAGTCTCATCAGAGTAGATATCAAGCGCTGATGCTATCTCTGGGGTTGCTTCCATCTCTTGAAAGTCTGCGTAGCGACTCATGCGATCGTACATGCCGTACGCGCTGATTGCGTTAGCATATACATGGCTTTGTGATCTCTGGAATTGCTGAATTGCAGTTCCAGTGGTGGGCTCTCGATAAGCCTTGATCTTTCTTTTGACGATCGGACCTGATCGGAAAAGTCGGGTTAATCTATTAAAGAAACTTGGTTCGTCTGCCATCGAAGCTCCTACATTTGGGTAGAGAGCACTTTTTGAATTAGCGCTGTCAATAACTATTCACAACATACAGTATTTATCAGCAGCAGTAAATAATTCAGTCTAATAACCAGCCGTAACCTTTTTTCTTATCGAAGGACTTGTTGCCTTTCTCCCACTGTTCTTGCTTAATAGGCGCGAAAGGATTTTGAGGCATTCTGTGGGTAGGGCTGTGAACAATATCGTCTTTACTTCTACTAGAAACTGATATTCCTGCTAACATCGCTTTGCTCAAATCAGCGTCCACTTGTCCCCCACCCATCATTCCGTCATACAGCCAAGCGCCGATTGCTAAGCTTATAACAAGATCATCGTTGTGCCCTTTTAAAGCTTGGGCTTTTTGTCCTTTCCACACGAAGGACTTTAATTCTTCATATAGGCGCGAAGAGTAGATCTTAAGAGATTTATTTCTAATATTCTCTTCAAGCTTGGAAAGAATCTGCAATCTTGACTGGCCTTGTGTACTAAATCCGCCTACTTGGTCATTTCTTTCAGGTGAATAATTTCCGAGATAGACTGCCTTGTTTTTCGCGTAATAAACATTTGGATACTTAAGCTCTTTTAACTTCATGACTGTTGTGTAACCAAAAGTATTATTTTCAGGAGAGAGAAGTGCGTTATTATACCTTCTTCCCAGATGATCTAGCATTTCACCGAACCTATCGGGTGGGATTTTACCCCTATATTCAGCGCAAACTTCTCCTGCTTCAACGTCAATAACGTGGCACGTGGAATAATCCCTTGAATCACCTCGAGCAACATCCGCAGATATAATGTACTTGTGACCAGTTTTAGGGTACTCCCAGATCCACAAATTTCTGTCTTCGTGCTCTCTACCTGCAGGATCTCTTACTGCATCTCTAATCCAGTCTAAATTGTCTCCCGTGAGAAATGTCTCGCCTGAAGCTACGAAATCGCACAGAAGCTCTTGAGCGATCTGGCGCTTGGACATGTTCCGAGTTTCTTTCTGGAACCAATCATCGTCTCTTTCTGGATGAACGTGCCAAGGCAAATTAATAGGATTAAATTCATTCTCACCTTGAGTCGCATCAGTATACAATTTGTAGTATTGGCCACCGACACCATTTGGAGTTGACAGAACAATAGCACGACCACCAGTTGATAGCGTAGGATACAAACCCATCCAAAGCGTATCAAAGTTCTTAACAAATGCAGCCTCATCAACGATCAAAAGAGAAAGAGCTTCTGAGCGTCCTGCGTCATCAGAAGTTGGAATTGCCTTTATAACAGAGCCATGACTAAATTCAATTGTCTGCTTATTGTCTGCCACAACCTCAGGCAGTATCAGCCATTTAGGTAGGGATCTAAGCATTGTCTTCACTTTTCTAATGAAGTTCATTGCCACATTTAATTTAGTTGCAATAACAAGAATATTCTTGTCTCTTTGAAATATTGCCATCCAGAGCGCGTAAGACGCTGATAAGGTTGACAACCCAAGCTGCCTAGACTTTAGTATAACATTAAATCTATTGTTTTCAAACTCATCAACGCAAGTTTCCTGAAACGGGTACGTCTCAAAGGATATTAGTCCTCTCGTCGGATGCTGGATCTTGACATACTTCTGCATGAAGTACACGGGATCCTTGCCGCAGCGGATAATCTCTTTTACTTGTTTTTGCTTATTGGCGATAGCCATTTTAGCCCTCTATAGAAAAGATTGAATTCCTTCTATAGTACACAGTTTTGTTCGGGTTAAAAATGTTATAGTTGACAAGCTCAACGCTGTCATTTGTGGAGCTTTCCTTAAGACGCAAGGTTTTACCTGTAGCTTCCTTAAATTCTTTCTTAAGAGCGTCAATATAATCCTTAGTCAATTTAAGGGACTCTTCTTTAACTCTTTTTGCACCTGGGTGATTTGCATCAACCAGCTGACTTTCGTGTCCGTGAAGATTAACAACTGTTGTAAACTTTACAATAAGTCTATCCTCGCCGGTCTCTCCCGAAATGTGTGATTTAATAGATCTTCCAGCAGGAACTTGGTACTTCTCTTCACCTGTAGAAGAGTAGCCAAAAGAAGTATCAATTAATTGTCCTAGAACGTTTACATCTTCAAATGAAAGCATAGTAATCTCCGCATAAGCTCACATATAAATATATCAAATCAGTCAAACCTTAACGGAGAGACCATTTTCCGTCTAAAATTTTTCTCTGCTTCAATGACTTCTTTGTCAGGTCGCCAGCCATTTTTCCAATTTTCTTTGTTCATGCCTTCTGCCCACTTGACGCCGCAATCAAAACAGCATTTGTACTTAGCATAATACTCAGCGTGTTGATCAGTGTCAATAAAATAGTCACAAACAGGGCAAGCAAGAGGTACAGAATCCATGTCTTCGTCTTGAATCAACATAAATCCTTCGCTAAACTCAGTGATCTTTTTAGACATACTCTACGTGCGAGTCCTTTCCTTTACTTGATATCTCCAAAGTGTTGTCAACAATATCTTTTACTGAATCGACGTGAGTAATGACCAAGATGTTTCTAAACCACTTCTTAAGAGAGACTAGCAAGCTGTTACAGGCAGCAACCTGGGCCTCGTCCAAAGAACCAAAGCCTTCGTCGATGATCAGCATGTCGGTCTTAGGCAAAGAAGAAACGTTTAAAAGTGCAACTCTGATTGCAAGAGAAGAAATCATCTTTTCCATTCCTGACGCAAGCTCGATTATTCTTCTGCTATCCCCATA